ATTGTCATGAAAGTTTTTAATAATGTCATAGTTTATGATAACAAAGTCATGTTCGGTACTAAATGACTTTCCTTCAGATATGAATACAGACCTGTCAGAATAATTTTCAATTTCTCTTTTCCAGTTAATCTTTAGGGTTGCAGGACAGATGATGAGAATTTTCTTCGCACCTGTTTCTAATGCGGCAATAATTGTGGAGGTAGTTTTTCCTAAACCCATGTCATCGGCAAGAATAAACTTTTTATTCTCCACAAGTTTTTGGATTGCTTCTTTTTGATGTTGAAGTGGTGGTCTATGAGAATATTTCTCGTAATCAATTACAACATCTTTGACAGAGTTGTCTTTAATGATTGCCGCTTTTGGTAACCAAAAATCATGAAACTCTTCTGTATCGAACACTCTACCCCAAATGTGAAATGCTTTTTCTGTATCACACAGTAATTTTTCCACCCATACTTTTTCGGGGATTACCGTGTATAATTTATCGTCAGCCAACTTTTTAGCAAAGTATGCGTCTAATATAACCCACTTCCTCGCTACCTTAGGTTGTACCTCATGATTGTTAATTATATATTCAGATTGACTTCTTGTTGGATAAAATTTCTTATTTACTTGTGACTTTCGTTTTAATTCAAGTAAGTAATTATTTCCACCATCATAGGACTCCAATAATGTCAACGCTTTTGATTCTAAACTTATATCCATCTATAAGAAAAATATTTGATTAAAATATAGTTATAAACTGAGTATTTATCAATATATGGGAAAAATCAAATTTCCTAATTGAATGTTGTAAATTATGGGAGAAAAGTTAGTTCCAATTTCGAGATTAGGTAAATTCTTTGGTGCTGAAGATTATAGTTTAGATATCGGCATGGGAGAGGAATGGTTGATTGGGGATATGAACTTCACCATAGTTCTTTATCGTGTGGACAGACAAAAGACAAAAACAGATGATGTTTACGGTGAAGTTTTGGAAAACGGTGTTCAGTTTCTTGCCCCTGTTGAATTGAAAGGTTTGGTTCAGGTCATGTCACCTACAAGCAAATTTCTTGGTAATTCAAAAGTTGAACAGAAAGAACCTGGAAATATGAAATTCAGTATCTATCAAAAAACTCTCGATGATTTGGAGGTGGAGATATTTTTGGGTGATTACATAGGTTATTATGAATCAGAAGATAGAGTAAGATATTATGTGGTTAGTGATGACGGATATGTGAAATCCGATAATAAACATACGTATGGTGGTTACAAACCTTTTTATCGAACGGTTATTGCCACTTACGTAAGTGAAAATGAATTTAGAGGAATATAATGAAAATTATCGTTAGAGAATCCCAACTCAGACGTATTATTGAAGTTGTCACAGAAGGTAAAGTTATTTGTGACAACTGTGGTTGGTCTTGGAAACTTTCTGAAGGTGGAAAAGATCCATATATGTGTCATAAGTGTGGGCACGATAATTCTGAAAACTTATAAGAAAATAAGATGCCATTACCTAAGCAAGTTAAACCTACATTACCACTAGTTCCAAAGAAAACTTTGTATGCAAGAAGAGAACAACTTCTTGAGTTTATAAATAAAGATGGGACTTATTTACCTAAATCTGTTCTTCACGCTGATTTGGATAGAGGTATGTTGGATTTTGTGAAGGAAGATCTCAAAGTTGTGACCGCGGGAAAAATAATCCCTATGGTAGATATTATCATTACAACTCAAAATTGGTCACAGTATACTGAAACCGCATTGTTCACCAATTTGGATTTCAACCCTGAACCTCCATTTATAACTGTGGTAAGACAACCTGAGGTTAAATTTGGTACAAATCCAGCATTACAATATACAATACCTAATAGAAAACAATTTTATTATGCATCAGTTCCAACATGGAATGGTAACGAACAAGGTATGGATATTTACACAATTCCACAACCTGTTCCTGTAGATATTAACTATAGTGTGAAAATTATCTGTAATAGAATGAGAGAGTTGAATGAACTCAACAAGATTGTAATGCAGAAATTTTCATCAAGACAAGCGTATACATTTATAAAAGGACAATACGTGCCAATCATATTGAATAATATCTCTGACGAATCTCAAATCAATTTAGATTCAAGAAAATATTTTATTCAAAATTATGATTTTACAATGTTGGGTTATTTGATTGATGATCAAGAGTTTGAAGTGAAACCAGCAATCGCTAGAGTTGCTCAGATTATGGAATTAGATACCACAGTATTAAAAAGAAGAAGACCTAAATTTCCTGAAAATCCTGATGAATTTTTATCTAACTTCTTATACATTGTTGGTAATAATACTCTAAGTGAAATAATAGATTTTACCGCTAACATGTCTTTGGTTGGGTCGACAAATGTGGAGAGTTTTGATGTGTACATTAATGGTGACTATTTTGGTAGTGATGTATCTGAAATACAAATTACCACGAATGATATATTGAGAATTGATGTAGTTAAAACTAACAACTCCTCTGAATCGACAATTAAGTTCGAATCACAATTGGTTTAACCCTCACCGTAGATATCTTTCTTTTCTTTACAGTTTTCAATAATAAGATTTTCTAAAAACTTATAAATTTTGATTCCACGCTTCTCACAGTATTTTTTTAGTATATCATGAGATTCAGGTGATATTTTAATATTCTTTATTTCTTTAGTTGTTTTCATGGGCAGAAAAAAGGTAGAATAAAATCATACTACTTACAAATAGATATTCAAAAGTCAAGTTTTTTCATGTAGATATGAATATTTATCATTAAAATAAATCTGCAATAGAATAATCAAAGCATGGCAACACAAGTAAATCAAAAGGTATACGTATCGCCTGGAGTATATACGTCTGAAACTGACTTATCGTTTGTGGCTCAAAGTGTGGGTGTAACTACGTTAGGTTTGGTGGGAGAGACCTTGAAGGGACCCGCGTTCGAACCAATTTTTATCACAAACTATGATGAGTTTCAAGCATTTTTTGGAGGTACTGAACCTACAAAATTTATAAACACACAAATCCCAAAGTATGAGGCGGCATATATTGCCAAGTCGTATTTACAACAATCTAACCAACTTTTTGTTACCAGAATTTTGGGTCTTTCTGGTTATGATGCAGGACCGTCTTGGAGTATCAAAGTTACTGCGAACGTAGATCCATTGACGATAGGTCTTAATCCTGCGACTGGTACAACTTGGTCAGCTACGTTTACTGGATCTTCTTCAGGAAATACTGTGGAATTCGTAAGTGGGTCATTACCTGCACAAGTACTCGCAAATTTTAATACTCAATATAGATTATCTGATGGAAGTACTTCTACATTGGCATTGGACTTTACAAATAACTTAGATGACATAATGGATACACCATCCTTATCTGCAACAACTGCGGTAGTTTATGGCGCGATTCCTGAAAGTGATTATTACGATTTAACTGCAACATATTCAAACGTAATTAATGAGTATGGTTGTGACAGTGTAAATTTGGCGGTAAATGATTTGTCAACTGATGATAACGACCCATGGTATTATGCAAACTTTGATATCACATCTGGAAATGCTTATTCAGGCTACTCATTCTTCTATTATGTAAGTTCTTTAACTTCAGGAGCATCATCAACTTTCACAGGTACTACATCAGGTACTGTTTATACTTACTCTGGTACTGCATATTCAGAATACAACAACATGGTTGTTGCAACTCTTCGTTCAAGAGGTATCTCTTTATTTACTAACAGTGCAACGAGTGATAATCATGGACCAATTTATGAAGTTAGTGGATTAACTGACTTACAGTTAGTTTGTACTGAACAATATTCAGGGGTAACACAATCACCTTTTGAGTCATTCTTAATTTCAGGTGTAACGAAAGATGGAGACAATTTTTCTTTTGAAACTTCGATGTCAGCAACTTCATCTAAATATATTACAAAAGTTTTGGGTGTTGACAATTTTGGTAAGTCAAGAAATGAAGTACCAGTTTATGTTGAAGAAGTTTATCCAAGTACCTTAAGTTACGCATATAATCAAGGTTACATTCGTGGATTAGATTGTAATTTAATATCTCTTCCTGATGCAAGAAGTGAGGACCCAACCTCGATTGCATATAACGTAACACAATATAAGTCACCAAGTACACCATTCTTGGTTTCTGAACTTAGAGGTAATAAAGTTTATAATCTATTCAAGTTTGTTTCAATTTCTGACGGTAACGCGGCAAATACAGAAGTTAAAGTTTCAATAACTAACTTATCATTCAATAATATGACTTTTGATGTTTTGGTTAGAAACTTCTTCGATACCGATGCTAATCCTATTGTGATTGAAAAATTCACAAACTGTAACATGGATCCAGCATCTAACAACTTTGTTGCTAAGAAGATTGGTTCTACTGATGGTGAGTACGCATTGATTTCAAGATATATAATGGTTGAAATGGCGGACGAAGCTCCGATAGATGCAATTCCTTGTGGATTCTACGGATATACTCAAAGAGAATATTCTTCTGTGACTAACCCATCACCAGTTCCAATTTTCAAAACTAAATATTATTTCCCTGGCGAAGTGATATACAATCCTCCTTTTGGATCACCAACTGATGTTGTTGAATCTTCAGGAGATATTGTTAGAAGAAGTTACTTAGGATTCTCAAGTCAATTTGGTGTTGATGATTCATTCTTACAATATAAAGGAACTCAAAATCCAATAAACTGGATTCAGTCCCCATTACCTGTTGATGGTTCTGCTTGGAACTATTTAAGTAAAGGTTTCCACATGGACTCAGGAGCTACAGTTGTAACAATTGCTAACTCATTCTTAACAAGTGGTCAAACAGCATTCGAATGTGGTGTTGCTGACTTCACTAGAGACCCTGAAACTCAAGAAAACCCTTACTACTTTATTTACTCAAGAAAATATACAGTATGTTTTGCTGGTGGATTTGACGGATGGGATATCTACAGAGAGTTTAGAACAAATGAAGATAGATTCCAACTTGGTGCTACGGGTTACTTAGCGGGAGCGGCTCCTTCTACAAGATATCCAAATGCAACTGGTGACGGTTTATTTAAGAGAATTGTTGTTCAGAACAATACTCAGGACTTTGCAAACACTGATTACTACGCATACTTACTTGGTATCTTAACGTTCGCTAACCCTGAATCAACTAACATCAACGTATTTGCAACATCAAGTATTGATTATGTAAACAACTCTAACCTTGTAGAAGAAGCTATCGACATGGTACAATTCTCAAGAGCGGATTCGGTTTACATCGCAACTACTCCTGATTATAACATGTACACTCCTGATGCGACAAACCCACAAGATATCATTTACTCTCAAGAGGCTGTTGATAACTTGGATAACACAGGAATTGATTCTAACTACACTGCGACTTATTATCCTTGGATTCTTACAAGAGATACTGTTAACAATACACAAATCTACTTACCTCCAACAGGTGAAGTTTGTAGAAACTTAGCGTTGACAGATAACATCGCATTCCCTTGGTTCGCATCAGCGGGTTACACAAGAGGTCTTGTAAACTCAATCAAAGCGAGAGTGAAGTTGACTCAAGAAGATAGAGATACTCTTTATCAAGGTAGAATCAACCCAATCGCAACTTTCTCTGATGTAGGAACTGTAATTTGGGGTAACAAAACTTTACAAGTTGCGGATACTGCGCTTAACAGATTGAACGTGAGAAGATTATTACTTCAAGCTAGAAAGTTAATTTCAGCAGTTGCGGTAAGATTGTTGTTCGAACAAAACGACCAAATCGTTAGACAACAATTCTTGGATAGTGTTAACCCTATCTTAGATTCAATTAGAAGAGATAGAGGTCTTTATGACTTCAGAGTAACAGTTTCTTCTTCACCTGAAGATTTAGATAGAAACACTTTGACAGGTAAGATATACTTAAAACCAACGAAGGCATTAGAATTCATCGATATCGAATTCTTCATCACTCCAACAGGAGCTTCGTTTGAAAATATCTAATTAATTATCGGGGGGTTAAATCCCCCCCTTAGCCAAATGAGAAAAAAAATTACAGAAGGATTTGTAAGAGAGGGGACACCCGACCTTAAATATTATGCGTTTGATTGGGACGACAACATTGTCCATATGCCAACTAAAATCTTGGTTAAAGATGAAGATGGAAATGAGGTTGGTATGTCAACTGATGATTTTGCAGAGTTTAGACATAAGATAGGTAGTGAACCATTTCCGTACAAAGGGAGTACTATTGTGGGATATGCTGACTCACCTTTTAGAAACTTTAGAACTGAAGGTGATAAAGATTTTTTGGTGGATTCTTTAAGGGCTAAAAAAGGACCAGCTTTCGATGATTTCAGAGAAGCAATCAATAATGGTTCAATATTTGCAATCATCACTGCAAGAGGACATAATCCAAATACAATCAAAGAAGCTATCTATAATTATATTATGGAGGGATTCAACGGGATTGATAAAGATGAGTTAGTTAAAAATCTTAAAAAGTATCGTTCTTTTGTCGGAGAAGATGAAATGAGTGATGAAGAATTAATTAGAACATATTTGGAACTAAATAAGTATCATCCTGTTTCTTTTGGTGATGATAAAGGGGCGGTCAATCCTGAGGAAGCGAAAGTGGAAGCGATGGAAAATTTTGTAAGTTATATTAAGGCTATGGCTGCACTACTTAATAAACGAGCATTCTTAAAGAAAGATATTGCTAATAAATTTAATCCAGAAAATCTTAGTATAGGCTTTAGTGACGATGATCCAAAAAACATAGAAGTAATGTATAAACACTTCAAAAATAAACCAGATAATATAGTTAAAACTTATTCTACAGCTGGAGGATCAAAGAAAGAAGTAAAGTAAGAATACTGTTTCCGAAAAAAAAGTAAATAGAAAAATTTTCAGGAACAGATATATTTATCAATAAAATAACAAAAACAAAAAAATTAAAAAAACATGGCTGATTTGTTAATGAAAATGCCGATACCTTACGAACCGAAACGGCAAAATCGTTTCATCTTGAGGTTTCCGTCATCACTTGGTATAAATGAGTGGTTTGTTGAATCTTCTGCAAGACCACATATTGTAATTGGGGCAACTCCAATTCCTTTTTTGAACACAGAAACTTATGTTGCGGGAAGATTTACTTGGCAAACAATACCTGCGGTATTTAGAGACCCAATCGGACCTTCAGCGGCTCAAGCGTTGATGGAGTGGGTACGTCTACATGCAGAATCTGTGACAGGCCGTATGGGTTATGCTGCGGGTTACAAGAAAGATGTCGACCTCGAAATGTTGGACCCAACCGGTGTTGTTGTTGAAAAGTGGATATTGTACGGAACTTTCTTAACTGATGTGAACTTTAACTCATTGAGTTATGCTCAAGATGGTTTAGCGACAATCAGTACAACTTTGAGAATGGACCGTTGCGTTCTTGTATACTAATTTATCAAGATACTATTTATTTTTAATAAAACAAACTTATTTTTAACCGTAAAGCATTAAACTTTACGGTTAAATTTTTATATGGATAATCAAGCAAGAGAATACGGACAATCAAATTTTTCACTACCACACGATGTTGTTCCTTTACCAACACAGGGATTTTTTTACAAAAATAAAAAGAAATCACTCAAGGTTGGATACTTAACCGCCAATGACGAAAATATTTTGATGGCTGGTGGGAACGATATGACTCAAGTTTTATTAAGGTCAAAAGTTTACGAACCCGATATTAGAATTGAAGATTTGTTGGAGGGAGACGTAGAAGCTATTTTAATTTTCTTAAGAAACACGGCATTCGGCCCTGAAATGGAACTTAGCTTAGTTGACCCAATTACAAAAAAACCTTTCAAAGGAACTGTAAGATTAGATGAATTGGATGTTATCAAAGGACAACAACCATCAGAAGATGGAACATTTGTAACTATGTTACCAAAATCACAAACCACTGTGAAATTGAAACCGATGACTTATGGAGAGATTTTGGAGGTTCAAAAAATGTCCGAGTCATATCCTCAAGGAAGGACAGCTCCAAAAGTTACTTGGAGATTGAACAAACAAATTGTGGAAATTAATGGAGTAACCGATAAATCAGAAATTTCAAAGTTCATTGACCAAATGCCAATTGCAGATTCTAAGTACATTAGAAATTTCATGAATGAAAATGAACCAAGATTAGATTTAACAAGAACAGTAATGGCCCCTTCAGGAGAGAAACTAACAGTCAATGTTGGGTTTGGGGTGGACTTTTTTCGTCCTTTCTTCTGATTATAGAAAATATCAAATAGATGAGTTTTACTTTCTTAAGACACTTTTGAATGTGTCATATTCAGATTTTTTAATAATGCCAATATTTGTTAGAAAGTATCTTTTAGATAAATGGGTTGAACTCAATAAAAAGGACTGAAAATTCAGTCCTTTTATATTTATACATATAACAAAAAAAATATGGCGGATACCGATCCGAAGTCAAAAGTTGGTGCCAGTGAATTTGTACCTGATTTTGATTTCAATAAAGCTAGACAAAGTTTAGATACGTTCAGTAATCAAATAATTACCACCTTTACTCAAGGTAGAGAAAGGGTATTTGAGTTTCAACGAGCGATTACGGATAGTTTGCCGGCAGTTCGAAGATTGGGAGGAGACATTGGTGATGTCACTAAAATCATCATTGATGTTGCTGAAGCGTCAAAAAGAAACGTTGTTGCTAGCTCAGAACAAATAGAAGATTTGTTTAAGATGACAGAAGTTTTAGGGTTGTCTGTCAAGGAAGTAGCGGATAGTTTCTTAGATGTCGGAATAGCAATCGATAAGGTTGATGAATCTTTAGAAGAATCGGTCAAGTACATACAAAGTATTGGTGGAAACACCAGACAGGTCATGAAAGATGTTGAGGACAACATGGCTCAGATGAACCGATTCCAATTTGAAGGAGGTGTACAAGGTTTAACAAAAATGGCTGCTCAAGCTTCTATGTTAAGGTTTGACATGAAGGAAACCTTCAAACTTGCGGAAACGGTATTATCCCCTGAGGGTGCACTCAAGACAGCCGCGGCATTTCAACGATTAGGTGTTGCAGCTGGTAATTTAACCGATCCATTCCAACTAATGAATTTATCTATCAATGACCCTCAAGGTTTACAAGATAGTTTAGTTGATGTTGCTAAGCAATTCACCGAATTCGACGAAAAAACCGGAAGATTCAAAATCAATCCTCAAGGAGTTTTAACATTACGGGAGATGGCTGACCAAACTGGTGTTTCTGCTCAAGAAATGTCAAAACTTGGATTAGCTGCTGCTGAATTGGATGCAAGATTGTCAAAAATTAGTCCTGAAATAACTTTTGCCAACGAGGAGGACAAACAGTATTTAGCGAACATTGCTAACTTGGAAGGTGGTGAATATATTGTTAAAGTAAAAAATGATATAGGTGAACAGGTTGAT